GTTAAGGATACTACTGTACAACCCCTCTACCAAGTAGGGAATTCCATTGACTGCGATCCGAGATCCAGCTTTAAGGGCACACTAACAACGCCGGTGCGGGCTTATTTGGCAGTTATTTGCCTAGATTTATTAGCCTTTGAGTATATGTGAGCCATGTACACGGACAGAAATCTGTCCGTTATAATAGTCTTTTGATTCTAAAACTTTGTGATTAAATTGTTCTCTAGCTTCTATGTAAGAGCATTGCGCCTTGGATGTACAGTAAAATAATATGTCTCTACGGAAATTTTCTTTGCCTAATTGTTCCACATCCTTGCTTAATTCAACGTTTGACCCGTAATAATCACGCCAATCGCTGTCTATTTTAGAACGTATCTTCTTTTTCTTCTTGTTGCCGTTTTTGAGTTTTACTGTTTTGTAGCTAGTTTTTGAGAATTTGGCTAGTTTTTTGCCTATGTATTTCCTGCCAGTAATATTATTAGTAATAAGATAAACGAATCCTACGCAAGTTTCGGGTAGCTCTTCTATTAACTGATTTTCATAATACCATGACATTCACTTAGTTATTGTCTTGGGCCTTCCTATCATGCCTTTTCTGGATCTTTTGCGTTCTTCACGCTTTGCCTGTATTTCTACCCTGCGGGTGCTTGCTTCGTTGCGTATTTCACTTAGCCAATATCGTGCCTTAATGCCTGCTTCGTCTGAGCCTTTATATTCAAATCGTTCCTGCCACTTAAAATATTCCTGAAAAGCAGCAATCATTTTGTCGTGGCTTTCTGTAGTCAATCAACAATCTCCACATCTGTTGAATAACTAGTAAATCCGTTTTCTTTGATCACCTTAAGAACATGATTAACACGGCTGGTTAAATCGTCTCTATGTGAAATCAAGAACACATTTTTGTTGCGTTCACGAGTCATCTTCTTAAGAACAGCAATACTACTTTCAACACCACTTGCATCCATACCGCTGTCTACTAGTTCGTCAATGAATAGTAGGTTAATAGCTTGATATAGGTTTTCCCATACATCGCGGAATGCCCATGACATCGATAATATCAATCGATTGCGTTCACCGCGTGACAGATTGTCAAAGTCTAAGTCTTGACCTAACTGGGTAATAATAACAGTAAGGTCGTTCTGAAATTCAACTGTATGTGGAAGTCCAATGCGATCGAGATAATAGGTCAATCTTTGATTCAAATAGGCTAAGTTTTGATCAATGATACGCTTGCGAATAAACGAATCTTTATTAGTCAACAGTTTATGTAAAAATTCTTGGTGTTCTTTAATCCTAACCAATGTGTTTACATTATCAAAATTAATTTCTTGTACCGCTGTGTTGCGTAATTCGTCAATCTGTTCAATGTAGGGATTATTTTCAGCGACCTTTACTTCTAGATCACGTTCTAATCCGCTAAGAGTATTTTTATGATTTAGTGCTTGCTCTAAATTGTCGTAAATTACACTTGGACACGCACCTAGTTCACCAATTAAACTAATCGCCTCGTTGAGTTCGCTTAGTTCTTCGCTGTGAGTTTTTAAATGTCCTTGACTTTCTTCAACCTGTTTAACTTTGGCAGTCATCATCTCGTCGTGTTTGACATCGTGAATGTCTTGACCACAACTATGACATTTATGATCTGCTAGAGTTGTTAACTCTCGCTCTAACTTGTCTAGATTTTTTTGCTCTCGTTCTAGAGTACTAGTTTGTTTAGCAATCAAAGCAGTTAGACTATCTCGTTCTTTTTTGCTTTTTGTCCATTCAATTAACGATCGTTGATTGGCAATTTCTTCGTCGATGTTAATATCTAATAGTTTTTCTATTGCTTTGGTTAAATTGGCAAGAGCTGTTTCGTGTTGTTCTTCCCATAACCGTTGTTTGCGTTCTAACGATTCAATACTCTGTTGAATTCGATCATTAGACACTTTAATTGTTTCAATTTTTGTATTTTCTGTAGCAATAGAGTCTTTGCTATTTTTAATTTGTTCTTTTAATGCTTCGGCTTTTTCACTTAATTGTGTAATACCTAACAACTGTTCGATAATAGCACGTTGGTCAGCTGCCTTCATTGACAAGAAAGGTTCAGTGTAGGTATTCAAAGCCACAAGATGTTTAAACATATCGTGAGTCATACCAAAAACTTCTTCAATAGCCTTTTGTGTTTCTCTACTATCGCCTTGAGCTTCATCAGTTTCTAATGAAGATTGTTCGTGTCCGTTAACACTAAACTTTAGGACATTAGGTTTACGACCTCTCTCAATGTGATAATCAACACCGTCTTTTTCAAAACTAACTGTTCATAACATACCCTTGTTGTTAATTTTGTTAACAAGGTTATCTTTTTTAATATTAGTTAGAGCATTGCCGTAGATAGCATAGCTGAGACCATTGATGATTGTAGTTTTACCAGTACCATTACGAGCACCGCTGTCGTCGCCACCTAGATCTAGATTTTCACCTAGTACAAGGGTTAACTGGCCTTTGTCAAATGTAATAGCCTGCGTTTGAGCTCCAACGCTCATAAAATTTCTAACGGTTAAATCTTTAATCTTTATCATAGGTTATTATAAATGTCTAATAGAAGAGCTTTGTCAAATGCATCGCTGTCGATGGCATTGATTTGATTCATAACAATAGTGTCAACACTTTCAAAATTGATATCAATTGGAGTAGATTGTGCATCTACTTCTACCTTTACTGGTATTAACATAAGTTCTCGAAGATTTTA